TTTTGCCCTATTATATATCATGTCCGACGTGGTATATAATAGGGTAAAATCACCCTATTTCAACAATCATCAAATAGGAGCGTTCTATGGAACAACAGAACAACAACATCGAAGAAATCACCACCACCACCGAAAACACCAACGAAGCAGCCGTGGTCGTCTCTAAAGAAGATCTTATTTGGAACGGCAAGCTGGCTGATTTGGAGGAGTGGCAAATTGCACGTCAAAATCTTGACAATTGGCTAGACGAAGCTGAAAAAGGTTCTTTCGGTTCTTTTTTTGAATCTAAGAACCAACGTACAGCCCCGTTTAGCTATCAAAATTTAGCTATCATTTGCCACACTTCAAGCGGTTACATTGGCGACAAGGTGAAAAAGGCAAAAGAAAACGGAATGAAAGCGGCTCTCGACACAAAAGAAGAATATAATGAACGTTTGACGCTCGTGAATATGATTCTTGATTGTTTGGCCCCCAATTTGGCTGAGGAACGTGCAAAACGTGAAGCTGCCCGTGCCGCCGTCATTGGCGAATGGAACAGCCGTGTAAATTCTGTTTTGTCGGCAGTTTCTTCGATCCTCGAAACGTGGCAGGAATTTGACATCCCGTGTAATCTTACATCCGTGCTTAAAATTCAAGCCAAATACAAGGACAAAGAAAACGGTCTCAACATCATCGCAACACTGGTTGAAACTAATCTTAATTCCGAAGAAATCAAAACGCTGGAGTCTGAATTGGGATTAGCAAACGGTCAGCTGTGTGATTATTGGATGGACGAAAAATCCCTCAATAATCCACCTGAATCGATGTTTGAAAATGTCTAGTCAGTGGTGACGGGCGAACCGGCAGAACCCAACAGATAACACTTAACACGGAGCAAATATGCAGAAAACTTACACGATGGTCAGCACTCGCGAGGGTGCGACTTTCATATTTCCTACTCCCGAATCGAATCGCACTGTCGGGTTCGCAGTGTTGGGCGACCAACTTGGCACGCCTGCATTACTGACATCCGACGACTTCAACAGCGGTTTCAATGTCCACTGGCTCGAACACGACACTGACGAAGTGGCAGTGTTCAATATCTGCCAGCGGGTCGAGACCGTGATGGAGTGCCAGCGGCTCGTAGTAACTGCCGAAGCCAAACGCTTCAAGCGTATGCTTGGCGGCAATATATTTGGGAATAGACTTATTTTAACAATATTCAAGCCAGCGTTTTAACGCTGCAAGGAGGCCAGCCACTTATGAAAACCTTTAATGAAATGCTCAGCGGTAACAAGTCTATCACAACTGCCGACGAACAGTTTGAAAAGGCTTACCAGTCGTTTATGAACGGCGAAGCACCACGTTACGCTAAAGCCGGTGACTTCGTTCAGGATGTGTTCGATACCAACAACCAGCTTGAACTGTTCCAAGTGTGTGTTGCTATGGCGGACGCACTTATGTACTACAAGCAAAGGAGTATCAACAATGAACGATGATGAAATCAAAGAAGTGCTCGTGACAGTATATGACCGCTACGGCTGTGGAAATGGTGGTGCAAACCGCTCCCAGCCAGTGCGGCAGTCAGCGGCTCGTGAAGCAGCTCTCGAACTTATCGACGGCTTGACAGTGAACAACATCGAGTCGTTAGTAACCACGCTCTGCAAGTTCTGTATGTTCGGGGCACCATGCTCGACTACAAAAGACTCGCACAAATAATCAAGTGCCGCACTCGATGCAGCATAAACGAGGCTTGGGATGGACTGTCCCGAGCCTTTTTGTCGTTGGATTCTTCCAGAACTGAGGCGGAACAAGCCAGTTATCTACTGACGAATGGGGTCAACGCAGTGTGGTATGGTCTTCGTTATAAGTATAATGCTGATGGCCAGTTACGATTTGTTCCCATTGACGATACTTACAAGGCAGCACCGGACGGAGGTTACGACTTCCTTGAGAAGTTCCCAGCCGGTGTCGTCCGTGAGTTTGCCACTCGTCTTGCAGAGGGCGAGAGTCAATTTACCACTGGGTCAGCATCACACTGGCTCCGTAAGTTTAAAAACATCAACAAGAGAACGGCAGTCAAGCAGCTCATGGATTCAACCCGTGAAGCTGCTTTGCTGCTTGTTCTGGAGGCATCACCATGACTCACAGTGAACTTCCCAGCAAGATACTTGAGGAATACCCAGACCTTACACTGGACGACCTCAAGCAGAACTGCTGGGGTACATTCTACCACTACACTGCCAACTCCAAGGGTTACGGCATCGTCGGAGGCTACGACTTCGGCTTCTTCATCTATCCCAAGGGCGGCTGCAAAAAGATTTACTTCGATAATGCGAGGGGATTATGAGTAACGTAAATCAGCAAATCACTTCTGCGATCCTCGACCAGCTTGACAAGGGAGTAATCCCTTGGACGAAGCCGTGGGTCGTGAACAGCACTGGCATCGTCAGCCACTACAAGGGCAGACCTTACGGACTCCGTAACCGTATGCTCCTGAACTTCGCTGGCGAGTATGCCACTTTCAACCAGATTAAAAAGGCTGGCGGCAGCGTCAAGAAAGGTGAACACGGCCAAGTAGTTTACTTCGCAAAGGATGTGGCGAAGAAAGACGACTCCGGCGAGGTCACTGATGTTTACTACCTACTCCGTGCCTACACTGTCTTCCGTGTTGGCAGTCAAACGGAGGGGGTGGAAACCAAGTACAGCCACCTCTGGGAGTACGGCGGTGTCCCCGTCACGAACGACACTGCACTTGCCATCGTCAAGGAGTACACTGATAGGGTGGGCATCCAGCTGATAGGCGGCGGTGCGGAAGCGTTCTACTCCCCGTCCAAAGATACAGTCCAGTGTCCAGGAGTGGACAGCTTTCCGCAAAGGGAGCTGTTCTACAAGACGCTGTTCCACGAACTCGTCCACTCCACTGGCCGAGACGACAGGTGCAAGCGACCGACCGGCAACACTTTCGGTTCGTCCGATTACGCAGTCGAGGAACTCGTGGCCGACATTGGTGCTTGCCTGTGCATGGGGAGGCTCGGACTCCAAGTGGACAACGCCATCACGGAAACGGCTGCTTACATCGCCAGCTGGAAGAAGCACATTTCTAACTTTAAGCAAACCGACTTCTCCACTTGCATCTGGCGAGCGGAGGAAGCGGTGCGATTCATCTTCAACGACAAGGAGCATAAGGATGAGCAGTAAGGAACTCACCATCAGCGTCAAGGTCAAGTGCCCACTCTGCAAAAAGGATTACACTGTCGAGAATGTCCCTCGCAAGGGATTCTTCGAGTGGAAAGACGGCGGCAAGCACATTCAGGATGCACTCCCCACACTCTCTCCGGACGACCGTGAGGCTCTCATCAGCGGAGTGTGCAAGACCTGCTGGGACAATATGTTTGCAGACCACGGCTAGTATCTAACTCACGCATCAGTGACAGTGGTGCGTGGTCAGGCATTAACCATCAACTACAAGGAGTAAACTCTATGTCTGAAATCAATGCACAGCAGAACGCAACTGAAACCGCAAAAGCCAAGAACTTCTACGAATGGCTCGAAAACAATAAGGCTGGCTACGACAATTTTATGTCGAGCGTCTTTACTGATAGCCCGTTCCCGCAGGGTATCGCTGACGATGTCGTGACCAAGTTCAAGATTGTAAACCGTGCACTCAAGGACACCATCTACCACGGCCACGCACTTATGTTCAGTGCCGCTGTCCTCTGGGAAAAGGCGAAGCCCACCCTTACTCCGGAACAGATTGAGCAGTTCAAGCAGGCTGACCTCAACATGGTGACTGGTCAAGACATCTTCGACAAGATTGCTGCCGTCGCTGGCAAGGACGAAGCCAAGCGTCAGATGCAGACTGCAATCGACCAAGCGGAAGAACGTCGTGCACACTTCGCAGGTGAAGCTGAACAGCACGAGGCCGTACCCGAAGCTCCGGCAACCGACCTCAAGGACTTCTCCGTATGATGACAGTCGAGCAACAGAACCTCGCACACCGTGCGGTCAGTGCTCTTGAGGGAATCCAGAAAGCTCTCGTCGAGTTCCGTGGTGACTTCCTCGATGTCCACGGCAGGCGTGAAGTAAAGAAACGCCGCTTCGAGGTTGGTCACTCCTCTTTGCTCACCAAGAATGCAAGCAGGCCGCCCGACCCGCACCAGTGGACTGCAATCCTCACTCTGCTGGATGCAATCGACGCAGTGTATCTCACCAAGGATAACACTTACGGTGACCTCGACAATCTCGTAGCTGAAAAGATGCAGACTGTCAAGTCCCAGTTCCCAAAGGAGGCGTAACATGATTGTAGCAATCTACTTACCCGACGACATCGCCGAGCAGTTCAAGGCTGACCGCTTGCAGGGAAGTCTCCACAGACTCCGCAGGCTCTCGGAGAAGCTTCACCGTGTCGGTACGGAAGTCGATGGTGAGTGTCTTCTCTATACTGATGTCAAGTTCATGCGTCAGCTCGAAGCTTCGTTCAGCCTTGCCCGTGAAGTGGACAAGAAAGGCGAGATACTCATCGATCCAACTCACGGAGGCAAGGTATGTGCGGCTGCATCATCGGAGCGATAGTGGGGACAGCAATCATATTCTACATGCTGTTCTTCTGGCGTTAATCAACTTGTTCGGTGTACTGGCCAAGCAGCGGTGTCCCCGACTTCTTGTGCAGGAACTGATGACAAGTCTTGCAGAGCAGCATAAACCTGCTCTCGCCCAAGTTCTCATAGTCAGTCCTGTACTTGTGGTGGACATCGAGGAACTCCGTCCGCTTGTACTTCTTGCCGCAGAACTCGCATGTCTGGTTTCTGCTGGCGAGCATGTACTTGCGGAACACTTGCCATCTGGGCGTGGCTCGGAAGTCCTCGTGCTGTTTCTTCAGTGCGTCGTAGTATTCTTGTCTTTTCATATACTGAATAGTAGCAATTTGCGTAGTGGATTCGCTACATAAATTACTACATTACTGTATAAGGAGTATTATTTATGATGAAACAAACAATTCCCCAATCACCGCTTAGAGTAACACCAGTACCTACTGAACCCACACAGCCCAAACCCGTCGCCGAGCCGGTAGCTCACCGTCCGGTGGCAACGCCCAACCGAGCACAGTGGTTCGAGAACGACTTGGACGAATCCGAAAAGCAGTGTCTCATCGACAAGCTCGTGGCATCCGCCAAGTCCCTCCTCTCCGAACCTCGTGTGACTGTGAACAGCGTCGCAAGGCTTATGGGTATGGAACACGCAAAGGTCAAGGCGGCACTCGCACTTGGCGATTCCCTCAAGCAGTTCCTCGCTGACAGGGACGACAGTCATAACGCTCTCCACATCAAGAAAGCGTTCGCTCGCATGAGTCCTGACGAACAGAAAGCCATGCTTGCCCAGCTCCAACTGATGCAAGTGTAAGAAGTACTTGGAAAATTGTATCGTCAATCTTGGATCTTATATATTTTCACGGGCGAAAATTTCAAAAATTTTTTCATCCAAAAATAGAAAGAAGATTTTAGGGGTGACGATACTATTTTTACGATGTTTTTTTTTTCTGTTGTGTAGTTTATACCGCCCCAAATTGCAACACTATAAAAGGGTGATACCCAATGAACGTAAACGATTTAACACTTAACAGGAGTAATCCAAATGACGACTTCGACTCAATCGGAGAGTGCAGTTTCCCAGGTTCAGACTGTGACTGCCATTCAGAGTGTGATGGATGTCCATACCACCGAGCAGCTTTCCCAGGCACTGACTGCTATGGAGAAGAAAGCCGGTGACTTGATAGCATCCGACACTGTGCGTGAGGGCTACATGGCCCACGGTCATCCGGCAGCCCTCGGCTTCCAGCACTTGAACACGATGACCAGTTCCAGAATCAAGAAGCAGTTTCCGCTGTTCGACCGGAGCGAACCCTTGTTCAGAATACTCTGGGCACAGGGCAAGCTGATTGTCGGCGAAGAAATCCTCAAGAAGTACGAGGCTCGAAAGGCCGGCAAGACTTACGACTATGCCAAGTCCATCGACCGACGCTTCAAGAAGATGTTTGCCGATGTCGAGCAGTATCGTGACAAGCTCAAGGAACTGGACTACGAGGCTTCCCGTGGATAGGGCCAGTGCAATCAACCGGCTCGACGACTTGTTCTACGAGTGCAGGGAACTCTTCAAGGAACACCCTGAACTCCTGACAAAGTATAAGGCGGAGTGGAAGAAGATCGAGCTGGCCGTGGCCAACACCAAGCGTGTGAACCAGCTCCGTGCACTGTGGCTGGACGTTCCCTCGCAAGCGTTCCTCGACCTCGACTCCAACCAGTCAGTGCCGTTCGTGACGATGATGATTGGACTGACCAAGCGTCACTACCGAGTGCAGCCTATGTCAATGTTCCTGTTCTGGCGGCGTATGTGTGCCACTGGTCAGGACAATGTGCTTACCTACTTCTCGTGGGGTAGGTTCGAAGCTACGTTCACTGACAAGTCGAAGGTCGTGGTGGCCAATGACTTGCTCCGTGTGTGCAGCGACAACCAGTCGTTCCTCGACAACGTGGGCAAGTGCCTAGCTGACAATCAGTCCGTGGACTACAAGATTCGTGAACTGCTTGGCGGTCTGTCGATGCAGTCGGACATCAGGACTGCTTGGAAGAAATGGGTCATGACTCACCATCCTGACAAGGGAGGCGACCCAGAAAACTTCCTGAAAGTAAAGCTCGTCTATGACGAGTGGTGTGAAATTAACTCAACAATCAACAAAGGATAAGCTATGAACTTCCAGTTTGAAGCTCTCAAGAAATACACCTCGTTCAAGAAACTCTCCAAGGACATCGGTGCTCCCGTCGGTCTCGACGCTGACCTTGTTCAGAAGCACGCCCTCGTCGCTGTGTGGGACAAGGCAAGTCTCGACGACGACCTGCGTCCGGCCAACTTCGCATTCGGCTTCCTCGTGGGATTCAGCTTCGACGGCAACGAAACCAAGTATAAGGTGCTCCGCATCAACACTTGCTCCGACGACAGCTTCGTTTGCGAATACGATTATGCCGCTCCGCTCAATGAGGAGTGCTGCCCCAAGGTGTTCTACAATAACGGCACGAGCCAGTCCGTAGGCTACCTCGTCGGTGCTGCCGAAGAACCGAACACCAAGGACTACGACTGCACTGTCCGCACCGCCCCGTTCAGGACTGAACGCCGCTACACCAACTGCAAGGCAAGCAAGATGGTCGAACTCTGCGACATCAAGCTGGGCCTCGACAAGTCCGTGAAGCAGGAGCTGGCCGATGCCTAAAGTTGAAATCAACTGCCTCAACTGCGATGCCAAGGTAAAAGCCGAGACAGTGTACGGGGACGGGGCCTACCGCTTCTGCCCGTCCTGCGGCTCTACCAAAATAGTAGTGGACTATCACAACAAGGAACAGAGTATGACTCATGACACTGATGTTAAGCCTCATCCGCTGGCCAATCCGGTCAGGGACGAAATACCCCAGACACCTCACTGCGGTCTCGACGCTGAAAAGGAAATCCAGTTGCAGACCACAGACCTCCACGGTCAGCTCCTCACGATGGAACTCGACTGCTTTGGCCGTGCCGACAACGCTGGCAGGATGTTCCCGTGCGACCCCGTACTTGCAGCCGACGCTGATTTCACCTACGAAGTCAAGGACGCTCCGGAGCAGGGAACTGACAAGTGGCTTGAATGGCGTAAGCAGGGAATCACTGCAACCGAAGCCGCAAGCATTATGATTCCGGACTCCCACAACAGTCCTATGACTGTGTACGGCAAGAAGCTCGGTCTTGTCAAGGACGACCAGTCTGACCCTGACGGCTTCATGGAGTGGGGTCATCGTATCGAAGACTTGCTCGTGGCAAAGTTCATGGAACAGCATCCCGACTTCCGCCTGTGCACGCAAGGTCGCTTGTATCAGCGTGAGTGGGCCAAGTGTTCCCTTGACGCTCAAGCGTTCGACGCTGACGGCAATCCGGTCATCATCGAGTGCAAGACTGGACAGAACTCCGCCAAGTGGAATCCGATTCCCGACCGTTACTATGCCCAAGTGCAGTGGCAGATGTACGTCACTGGCATCCGCAAGGCGTACTTTTCCGTGCTTATCTGCGGACACCAGTGGTTCGAGAAAGTGGTGGACTTCAATCCGGTGTTCGTCGGCAAGATGCTCGACAAGTGCTTCCGTGTCTGGGACTGCATCCAGCTCAAGCAAGCACCGGCATCGCTCGGCTTCACCGCTGCGGACAAGGAAACCATCGCTGCGATGGCTGGACAGACCGGACACTCCGGCCCTGCAAAGGAAGTGACTGACGAGGAAGTGACTAAGTTCAAGGCACTCAAGGAAGCCGCTGACAGGGCGACGGAAGAGTTCGAGGCGTTCAAGAACTCCATCCAGTACAAGATGGTGGACGCTTGCAGGCTCTACCGCCCTGACGGTCGCACGTTCGCAAGCTGGGTGGAACGCAAGGGCAGCGTCTCCGTGGACAAGGACAAGCTCAAGCTCAAGTACCCTGACATCTACAACGAGTGCTTGAAGACCGGAGCTGGTTCACGCTACGTCAAGTACACGGTATAAGGAGGCAGCATGAAAATCGGTTGTATGACAGTGTTCGCCGCAATCTGGACGCTCGTGGCAATCATTCTCCACTTTTCCGGAGTGGGTGCGTTTGCAGTGTGGCCGGTCATTGCAGGTCCGTTTACTTGGTCTTGCTGTTCCATCGTAATCTGGGACATCATCCTGACAGTGGGAACTATACTGTTTATATTGTTCGGTATTCCACTGTTTAGGATGATGCTTCACTTGGACGATTAAACTGTAAGCTGGCAATAACGCCACACCCCTCGGTGCAGTTATGCCAAACATCCAAGTCCCTTTACTTGCACCGAGGGTTCACCACGGATAGTAGCCCAGTGGTTGCGGCAGCTCGACGACGACTGCAAGCGTCGTAGCGAGTCCCGTTCGCACTTGCATATTGCGACGGCCTTGACACCGGTTCGAGTCCGGTCTATCCGATACTTAGCGAACATAGGGTTCGCAAGTCCAACACTCAACAAGAGGTAAAAAATATGAAAAAGAATCCCGCACTTGTCCTCGCTGGCAAGCTTGAAGCAGACCGCAAACGCATCCAGAACTCCTCCGCCAAGATTGGCAAGCTGCTCCTCAACACGGCAGCCATCATCGGAGGATACAACATGATCCGCAAGCTCACGAAGCAGAAGAATCTCTTCGATGAACTTGACAAGACGATGGGCGAGCGTATCAAGATTTTCAATGAAATTGCTTCCGGCGTAGTGGACAAAACGAAATAAAGCAACTATATTGTGTGTATATGGAGAATCAACTTATAGCCTAACATCAACTAAAGGAGTTATTAAATGGCTGAAAATAAGAAATCCGCACTCGCAAATCCTATTGAATTTGTAAACTTCCCCGTGGACGAATACGTGTCCGCTTGCATTGCCTCTTATCAGGTGGCCTCCCTGCCGCCCAATAAGTTCAGCAAGAGCGACAAGCCCGTTCCGTCCGTCCGCTTCCTCCTTGCTGGCCGTGTCAAGAACTCGGATGGCGAACTCACCGTTGTCCGCAAGTGGACGAGCTGGATTAGCATTTCCTACAACGAGAAGTCCAAGATGGCCCACTTGTTCGTGGGATTTGCGAACCTCGAAGCGTTCCTCACTGACGACGAAGATGGTGGCAAGCTCTGGACTACGCCGCTCAAGATTTTCCTTGAACGCTCCAAGGACGGGAAGTATTCCAACATCACCCGTATCAAGGCCAGCGACGACGCTTCCGTTATGGACATCGTTTACACTGGCAAGACCAAGTTGCCGGATGGTACGGAGACTTTCGCTCCGTATAAAAAGGTCGGTGCTTACGGCAAGCTCGTTTACCTCACCCTTGTCAAGAACAAGGAAAAGGACGAAGAAACTGGCATCGTCAGCATCAAGACTTATCAGCCGGATGACTTGATTGAGAATCCGAAAGATGAAGAAGAAGCATAACCCCTGTTAAGTGGTTCATTGGGAAGCCCATTGGTCAGTTCGTCATCTGGCCAGTGGGCTTTTTTTGTAACCAAAGGAAAGTCAGTATGAAACTGTCAGGCCAGTACTCTCATGAAGAACTCTCACGTGCACTGCAAGGGAACTTCTCGTGCCAGCAAGTGCTTAACAACTCCAAGGGCGAACCTCTGGGAGTGGACGAACATATAACACTGGAGCTGTTTTTCTTGAAAGTGGACATCTATCCGCAGAAGAAACAAGTGGTATTCTCCGCAGTGTCGGAGGACTCCTACGGCCAAAAAACTACCAAAGAGCTTGTCACACTTGAGTCGAAATAAAGTATATTTATCGTATGCTCGATAGCAAGAACACCGCTACACTGATTGACATAGCCCGTAACTCGGACAGCCCAGCTCCTACGAGGGTCGAGGCGTGCAAGCTGCTGTACGACATTTCAGCTATTCCGGCAAAGGAAGTCATCGACATACTCCAAGAGACAATCGACGACTCCCGTACAAAGTCCGGTGTGCAGGTAAAGGCGATGGCCCTTATCAACAAGATTAACAACACCAGTGGAACAGAACCTGAACTTCGTTCAGAGGACATCGAAGATGTCAAAACAAGCCTGATGGAGAAGTTCTTGGTATGCCCAAATACGACCTCCGAGAAGTCTTAAACAAATTCAACTCCAAATTATCTTATAAGCAGTTCGACCGCACTGCACTCGATATCAGCCGTTCCCTCGCCGCCGGTAACTTGGGCGACAAGGACTATGCGACTTGGGCGACAATCTCAGATGATCCGCTTGTCATCGTGAACATCGTCCGCACTTTCATCACTACTCAAGTATCGAAACTAAGCTCCGCTCCTTACCGTCCGCAAGCAGACGACCTAGCGGAAATGGGCATCAACGCCAGACTGGACTCGCAGTTTGTCGAGACCTATATGGATGTGCTCAACGACGGTTATGCTTTCGTGGCAGTCGGTGTCAAGGACGGCAACCCAGTCGTCAAGCCTATCGACTCCCGTTACATCATGTACAACGGGGACGACCCGACGCTTGCGGACGCTACTGAAATTCTCGTGTTCGAAGTCGTCCCGAAAGTGGAGGGCGAAGAGCTGCTTGATTGCAGCTTCCTCTCTACCTATGTGGACTTCGATTCCGGCAGTGAGCGTGTCAAAGTGACCCATTACCACAAGGACAAGGATGGGAAGTTCTGGATGGACTACTACGACACTGACCCGAACAAGCCCACGGCCTACGAACTCCCGAACGTGGACAGGCTTCCGGTCATACGCTTTGTGGGTGAGCGTATCGAACTTGCAGACAAGCGTTATCATTACCGTGGCATCTACTATCAGATGGGCAGCGTGATGAAAGCTATGGCACTTGCGGCCACGAAGATTCAGACCCGTACTGCCACGCAGACTGACGACAACTACATCGTACGCAGTGACGCTATCGCCAACCACAAGGAGGGCTGGAAGAACAGCGGAACCCGTGAAGTCGATAATGTGGACTCCAACGGCAACGACATCCCTCCGGTGCAGATTCTCGAACACGATAACCAGTTCCTCATCAATGCCTTTACACTGTGGAAAGGTGTGGTCGGCGATATGCTCGGCCCTACTGTCGCATCCGGTTCGGAAGCGGCAACTCGTGAAGAAGTCATCGCTCGTAACGAAGTCAAGGACGCAATCGCAAATCTCTACTTGAGCCGCATGGCTGACTCCATCGAGGAAGTGTATCGTGTCATCAATATGCTTATCAATGGGATTAAGGACAAGGTTGTAATACTCGGTGGGTTCATCGAGAGTGTCCATCGTGAAAAGGAAAAGAAAGAACTTGCCGGCCTGTATCAGCTTGCCAAAGAGGGCAATATGAACACGCAGGGGTTCGTCATCCAGATGCTTGCGATTGCAGACCTCCCGAAGTCTGTCAAGGAGCAACTGGCCGAAAGCTTCCAGCAAGACCCGTTCAAGTCTCCGCAAGTCATCCAGTTGCAACAGACAGTCCAGCAACTCAACAAGACCATCGAGCAGCAGAACAAGCAAATCGCACTTCTCCGCTTGCAAGCTACGCAGCGTCTCGAACGTCAGAAAGAATTTATCGACCAGACCGAAAGGACGAAACGCTTGGAAATTGCACAGAAACAGTGGGTCGAAGAACAGAAGCAGACTCAGGAAGCCTACATGGCAATCCTCAACGACTGCTTGCAGAAGAACGACTACGACGGTGCAATCAAGATCCTAAACGACATCAAGACGGAATCCACTCCGCTCATTTCGGACGAACGCATAAACAACGCACTGAACTTGTTTGCGGACGAGAACGCAAAGTCCGTCGAGAACTCGCTTGCAGAAACTTCCCAAGGCTCTGCACCCGTCTCGCAGCCTGACAACTCGATCCCGTTCCAGCAAGTCGTGCCTCACCAGCAACAGGCGGCAAAGCAGACCGTGAACACTACCGCCCCAGCACCGCGTCCGGCAGTGACAACTTTCAATGACGCATAAGGAGAAACTATGTGGCAAGCAATCTTAGGAACAGCTCTCAAGGCCTTGCAGGACAAGAACGGCAACGCCCAACAAGCGACTAACAATATGGCCAACGCTTACCAGCAGGGCCAGCAGAACATGGCAGACATGCGTAACGGACTGGAAATCGGTAACGACGACCGCTCCGCTATCGCCAACAGCATCAACCGTGGATATGGAGTGTACTAATGGCAGGATGGGTAAAATCAGCAATCAGCGGCGTGACCGATGCACTCGGTCTCACGGACTCCGGTGCGGCAGACCGTGCTCATAACGCTATGGTGGAAGGCCAGAAGAAAGCGAACTCCCAACTGGATTCCGACTTGGCCGGTAGCCTCAACGCTCTTGCGACTGCATCGCAGGGTCGTGACTTGGGGACTAATCTCGATGCCTACGACAAGACGATGACTACTGCACAGAAGAACACTTCCAAGGCAGGGGACATCGCACTTGGCCAGCAAAACGCCGGTATCGAGAACGTCAACGACTACATGAACCCGATGATGCAGCAGATGCTCGACAGAACCATGCAGACGATGCAGGGCGGGGCCGGTGCTGCTCTCCAGAGTTCGGCGACGAACAAGGACATTAGTACTGCGGTAGCTAATCAAGCTGGCAACTTGTGGCAGCAGGCGTTCCAGAACTCGCTGACTGACGCACAGAACAACTTGAACGTAGCCACGAGCTTAGGACAGAGTGCAGGCCAGTCCGCAAACATGGCAGGCCAGCGGCTCACTGCGGATAACCAGCCGGTACAGGACTTGCTCAACTTGCAGAACGACCGTGCCATGCAGCGTTACGCCGCCAACACCGGTATGACGCAAGCGGATATGCAGCTCGCAGGGCAGAAAAACACGATTCTTTAAGGAGGAAATATGGCAGTAGGTATCAGAGAATTTAGCACTCCCAACTATGCACAGCATATCCCTGGCGAGGAAAAGGAAGAAAGACCGATTCAGAAAATCGAGAAGTTTGCCACTTTCCTCAACGAACTCCCGTGGTTTCCAAAGGGCTTCTTCGATGGTAAGGACGAGACCGAGCCTACCGCTGATATGCTTGCGAGGAACAGCGGTGCAGGAGTTACCGGTGATGACGTGAAAACCGCAGTGGACAAGTCCATCACTGAAAACAAGGACATGGGCGACATAGCCAAGGCAGACTCCATCAGAGGAACTTTCGGACTTACGCCTGACATGGCGGTGGAACTGCAAGTCATGCAGGACGCAGCGGAGTTCGCCAAGGCCCTAGAAGCTGCGGAGGGTATGAGACAGCAGACCGACGGCAAGAAAACTGGAGACTGACCATGGCGATGATTCCGTACAAGTTATCTATTGCAGAGCTGGAATCCAATCGTAACGACACTCCGGCAATGCCTCAAGCCGTTTCTACCCGTGAACCGACCCGTCAGCCTGAACTCCCTCCAAGGGACTTGCCTAACCAGCAGAACCCCAACATCGACCCGATTCAAGCTCCTAACTATAATGTCAACTTCGATGCACCGCAAGTGCTGAAACCTTACGAAGCACCGCAAGTTGACGAGGACGGGTTCGCCATCAAGGACGACCCCTCCGTTAAACTGGATGCTCCGACCCAGCCGGTTGAAAAGAAGCCGACGAAACGCACTGGCAAGAAGAAAAACGCTGTGGTACAGACTCCGCTGCCTCAAGCACCGGAAGAAAAGTCCGTGCCGTTCGGTGAAACCTACACTCCTCCGCAGTCCGAAGCTGCACCGAGCGTTCCTCAAGGCGACCCGTTCGGAGTGTGGGGAAACAAGGAAGTCGCACCGAAAGAAGACCCGACCGACTCCCACCGCTCGTTACTCCAAGCGATTATGGGATGGGACGACGTTCCGTATGGCCAGAAGTGGAATCACTACTTGCAGCACGGTCTCGTTGGTGTCTCCAGAGAGAACCTCGAAAATGTCACTGCTATGGCCAACGCTGAAAAGCAGATGATGGGAGCCACGATGGGACAGCAGCTTCGAGCTAACGAACAGAAACGCAGGACGCTTACAGGGGAATGGGACAAGCTCTTGCGTGACTGGAACGCTGGCCGCTATGTAGGCGATGACGCTCTCATTAACTTGTTCTACCAGAGGGCACAGGCACTCCGTGATGAGTACGAAGCGGAGGGCTTCAACCCGAACACACTTACCCCACCCAGTATCAATCCGGGCGGATTCTCGCAGGGCTTCCAGAAGTCGCTCTCCGATGACCGTGAGAAACTCGACTGGCTCGGTGGATGGATGGAGCAGATTCAGAAGCATATCGCAGATGACCCAGACTGGCTCAACCGTCCCGAAGCCCGTGCGGAGTTCGACAAGATGTCAGAATATGTCATCATCAACTGGGCACAGAGCAAGGGTGCAATCGCCGATGCTGAAAAGGTACGTGCACAGGTGGAAACTATGCCTCAAGCTGACCGTGCAGTGTTCGACACGTTCATGTCCAAGTTCTTCAACGTGAACGCTATGGCACAGCTCCATGCACTCGCCGCAAAGGGCGATTACAGTGCATCCCAGACTGTGCAGACATTCAATGAACTGATGAACATGGCGAACAACCACGAAAGCATGAGCGAACTCGACCCGGCCACTGGCAAGTATGTTCCGAACGCAAAGGTGAGCGGACTTATGAACGCCGCCGTGCTTGCATACCTGACGCTCATCAAGAATCAGGAGAACATCCCGAACGATGTGACTGCCGCTGTCAGCTCTTACAAGAACGCCCGTGACGCTTTCCAAGAGTATGTCATGCAGAACGCCAATGTGGATAGGCAAGCGGTCTGGAATATGGCACTTGACCAGTACAACATCTACAAGTCCAAGTATGAAGCGAAGATGCCGAGACTTGGACTGCTGTGGGGTTGGGGAGTCACGCCTAGAAACATTGACAAGAACTTGGGCCAGCATCTTGCACAATGGCAGAACACAGATAAGACTGCCAAGGTTATGCAAAATGCTACACTTGCTACCACACCGCTTCCGAAACCAGTCCGTGACCCTATGAACATCGGTCGTGGTGGTGCTGGTGGAAATGTAAGGAGATAAGCTATGAGTGATACCCCGTTCAGAACTGACAGCTACCGTAGAAAGCTCCCGTACACTGCTCAGCAAGCCAATGCACAGAGAGCAATTTTCGGAAAAACTTTCGACAAGGCCAGTGAAGACCCGAAACATAACCCGACGCTCCGTACACCGGAGTATATGCTTCAACAGTACCCGTGGCTGGAAGGACTCATCGACGAAATGGTCAATGCCAGACTGTCGATGTATAACACTGACGAAGATTGGGCCAAGGACAAGGAATATGGTTGGATTCAGGGACTCGCACAGCGTCCCAAGTCCGACCTGTTCACTCCGTACAAGGATGCCCGTGATGGCCACATCTGGCTCGAACCGACGGAAGCCGGTAACTTGCTTGCATCCAGTGACCCGGAAATGTACAACGCTGCAAGCCAGCAGTTCCTCGATGACACGAACAAGTGGAAGAACCATTTGTACACGCTCCGTCACGGCAAGCAGGTGGAAGCCGGAGAGGACGAGGCTTTCTAT